CCTTGCAGGACTACCGCAACAACGGGATGGTGTCCTACTACCAATTAGGTGGAAAAATTCTGTATAAGGAATCGGATATCGAACGGATGGTGATGAGCGGGTATCGGAACGCATACCGCTTGGATACGTAAATCTGAATGTGCAAAAACAAAGAAAGCCGATGGGCGGACAAATTGTTTGTCGCCATCGGCTTTCTTTGCGTAATGTTATATCCTTTACAGCTAACACGAACACCGTGGGCTGGCTACGGACAGCGAAAAGAACAAATTTACAGGCTTTTCACGACTTGCTGTGTATAGCCTTTCCACGATGAACTTTCGGAAAGTCATTGCCTCCCGACTTCTCAACTTGAAGGAAACGGCTATCACCATTTCAAGACTGTACACGTCATAGCAAATCCTGCCGTCCTGCCTGACGTGCCGCACCGTTTCCTCTTCCGACAATTCATTGTTTTTGTAAATGGCAGCAATAGCCTTACGAATATAGCAGCCGAACACGTTGAACGTATCGCACATTTCTTGCTGCGTCATCCAAACGGGAGCGGTCGGCATCGTGACCGCCCCGTTTTCAGTAATTGTGATTATTCCCCTGTCCATAATGTATGTTTTTGATGTTTTCTTTATCCTTGTTCCATTCCGGCATACGGAACTTGTTGCCTATGCGCTGTGTCAGTTTCTTCATGTCCTCGTCCACTTTCTGATGGGTCAGTCGGGCGTAGATTTGTGTGGTGTTCATGCTCTTGTGTCCCATCATTTGGCATACGGTTTCCAGCGGAACTCCCTGAGAGAGAGTAATCAGGGTTCCGAAATTATGTCTTGCCATATGGTAGGTAAGCCGATGCTCTATACCGCAGAGTTTTGCAAGTTTAGTCATGTTGTTGGTCAGGGCTGAACGGCAGGGCATATTGAAAAGTCTGTCACTTTTCCGTTCGCACTCGTATTTTTCCATGATATTCCGTGGAACATCAAGAAGAAGTATGCTGCACTCGCTTTTTGTCTTTTGTCGTTTGAATTTTATCCAAAAATTTCCTTGACCATCCCTACTTAGGTTAGAAACATCCAGATTGCACATATCCGCATATGCGATGCCAGTGAACGTGCTAAAGACAAACAGGTCGCGGACAAAACACAGGAACTTTTCCCGGATAGGCGTGTTCATCAGCCTCTGTAGTTCGTCCGTTGTCAGATGGCGGTGCTTCCTCAACGCCTTTTCAGGCGAGAACGAAGCGAACGGATTGTATTGGATTGTACCTTGTGCCATTGCCGTCCTTGTCATTGTTTTCAACATGATGATGTGGTTCTCTATGGTCATGCCTGAAAATCCTTTTTCTACACGCAAGTAATGGTCGTACTTTTCGATGAAGGCATAATCCAATTGCTTGAGAGGGATGTCCTCAATGCCATAATGCTCACGGATAAAATTCTGAAGATTGCAATAAGATGTCTTATGACTTCTTAGAGTGCTTGGCGCACGGTTGATTCCCACACGTTTGGCAAAGTCTTCCATATACTCACGATACAGCTCCAACAACTTCCGCTTGTGTTGCCCGATGCCGTTCACGGCGTTCTTGACAAGTTCTGCTGTGATATACCCCTGTTCGTCAAGAATTTCTTTGTAATAACGGCGTATGTCCTCTTCAATCTTGTCTATCTTGGCATTGGTTTCTTTGGCGGTGCGGCTTTTGCCTGTCAGACGGTATGCCTTGGCATCCCACAAATCAGGTCGTACATCCATTTTCGTTGAAAACTGTGCGACCTCGGTGTTGATGGAAATCCTGCCCATGAGCGGACACAAGCCGTTTTTCTTCACCTTTTGTCGGTTGATATAAAACAATACGGCGAAAGTATTGTAAGTGGTCTTTCTCTCCTGTCTCATGGTTTCATCCTTTTGGTACGTTTGATTTGGGGTGTTGGAATAACAACTTCCGCCCTTTTATTGTCTGTCAACTCGAACTTGTTACCGATACGTTCTTGCAACCTGCCCATATCCTCGCTTACCTTGTCATTGGTAAGATGCGCATAAATTTGTGTAGCCCTCCAGTCGCGATGCCCCATCAATTCGCGTACCGTGTCAAGCGGAACTCCCTGAGAAAGAGTGATTACCGAGGCATAGGTATGTCTTGCCTGATGAAAGGTCACCCGGCGTTCGATTCCGCATATTGACGCTATTTTTTTCAGATTGATGTTCGTCTTGCTGCAACTGAGCATTGGGAAAAGTCTGCCATTAGGAGCTATGCCACGGTACTTGTCAATAAGTTCCAATGGCAAATCCAGCAATAGAATATGGAAAGGCGTTCCTGTCTTTCTACGCGCACTATGAATCCACCATATCCCGTCCTCCGCTTTCAAAAGGTTCTTTTGGGTGAGATTGCGTATGTCGCTGAAGGCGATGCCTGTGAACGCGGAAAAGAGAAACACGTCACGCACAAGATTGAGGTTTGGTTTCGGCAATGGAGTGTTCATCATCTGTTCCAGTTCCTTTTCTGAAAGGAACTTCGGAACAATCTGCGGATAATCAAACGTATAACCGTTAAAAGGGTCTTTACGCAAAAGTCCGTCATTGAGTGCCGACTTGATGACGCTGCGCAAACGTCCGATAATGTTGTTCACTGTTCCCAATGCCATTTTCAGGTCTGCACGGAGATAGAGGTCAAAAGAGGAAACGAAGGACGGAGTGAGAGCTTGAAATGGCATATCCTTAACATAATATTTCTGCCTAAGAAAATTTTTCAAGTGGTTCAATGCCACACAATACCGCTTATAAGTTTCCACTTTACGGTTTGTGCCGACTTTCTCGTAAAACCGTTCATTACATTTGCCATAAAACGACACAAGGGTTTCCTGCTCGGATGAGATGCCCTGAAAGGCATTTTTCACTTCCAACGCTGATACGGTTTCCTTTTTCGCCAGCAAGTCCTTGTAAGCGGAATGGATGTCCAGTGAAATCCTGTCAAGCTCCTTATTGGTGGCTGCGGCTTGTTTGCTTTTGCCCACTGCTCTTCCTGACTTGACATTCCACAGGGCGGGAATGACATATACTTTGGTGCTGAACTGCACCATTGACTTGCCGATACGGATTCGTCCCAAGACAGGCACCGTCCCATCGGCTCTTTCCTCGTTCTTTTTGAGGTAAAACGTTACTTTTAATTCTTCCATAAACAGCTCTATTTTTTGTTCGCAAAATTACAGCCAATAGAGCTAATCATCTGTTTGCAGAATGGTGCGGACGAGTGCAAGAAAATCCATTGAGAAACTATTTTAACCCATTATGGAAAGGAAAGCCTCACAAGCAGGCTAAACCGTTGTCCTACAGCTCTGCTAAAAGGATTTTGGAAAAGCTTCTTTCACCATAAACAGGTAATGCATTCGTAACGGAAAGCTTGCATATATCCGCTGCATCTTGCTTTTTTGCCACTTGGCAGCGATAAGAAGAAAATGGAAATTTACACGTGTGATTCAGTGAGTTACGTTATTTGTCGCAATCTTGCTTTTTTAATGCTCGATTTAGAAACCAGCGAAATTCTGTGTTTCACCTCGTTTTGCAGTAGTTCAAAAGAACGCTTCTTCTAAATGCAAAGGTAATATTATTTTTTGAAAAATACATCCTTGCACACAACCAAATTCAATAAATTTTCGGATCGGTTGCCGAGATTCAGATTTCAATCCATATTCGTTCAGTTTCCCATATAGTTCCGCCCTGCATATTTCGAATAATCCGGTGCTGATACCCCAATTGACGTTTTCTTATTTCAACGCACGCAATATCCGTTCCTTATCTTCCATGTTATGACGCTGGGCGAAGTTAACGGATGAAATGAGCTTCGTTACATTAAGTTTGAAATAATTTTTATTCCCACCGGTTTAACACCTACGGACGTTTCTGTCCGCATCATCATATTCAGAACAATTGTTGTCGCCGCTTATTATACACCTATTTTATGGTGTATATGTATAACTTGATAAAACAATTTCTTATGGCGACAATTAAAATCAAATTCCGTCCCTCGTCCGCGAATGCAGGAGAGGGTACAATCTACTATCAGATTATCCACAACCGCGTGGCCCGCCAGATCAAGACCGGCTACCGCGTCACACGTTCCGAATGGGACAGCCGTCTCGAAGCGCCGCCGTTCTCCATTTCAGAAAGGACGGCATACCTCTCCGCTCTTAAAATGAAAGTGGCGGAGGACAAGGCGAAACTGGAGCGTGCTATCGCTTCGCTGGAACAGCGGGAAACATCCTACACCTCCGATGATGTGGTGGAAGCCTATCTTAAACCCACTGAGGTGCAGGCGACTTTCTTCACTTTCATGCGCTCGGAGATAGCACGCATGAAGTCGCTCGGCAAGCAGGGTATCGCCGATGCGTATCACACCACGCTGAACAGTTTCATCCGTTTCCGGGAGGGAGTGGACCTTTCGCCGGAAGCCATCGACGATGACCTGATGTGCGCATACGAGGCGCGTCTGAAAGAGGAGGGCGCGTGCCGCAACACCACGTCTTTCTACATGCGCAACCTGCGGGCGGTATATAACCGTGCCGTCAAAAAGGAAATGACCCGGCAGCGCGATCCCTTCCGTCATGTATATACCGGAATAGACAAGACAATCAAGCGTGCCGTGCCCTTGTCGGTGATAAAGCGGATAAAGGCACTCGACCTCTCGCTCTTTCCTGTGGAGGAACTGGCCCGCGACATGTTCCTCTTCTCGTTTTACACCCGCGGTATGTCTTTCGTTGACATGGCGTACCTCAAGAAGAAGGATGTGCAGAACGGCATCCTTTCCTATCGCCGGAGAAAGACGGGACAGCTGCTATCTATCCGCTGGGAGAAGTGCATGGAGGAGATAGTGGCGAAGCATTACACGGATGATACTCCCTATCTTCTGCCGATAATCAGGAAGGAGGGCGACGCGCGCAAGCAATACCGCAACGCGAGCCATCTGGTGAACAAGAAACTGAAACTCATAGCGGAACGCCTGAAACTGCCCGTGCCGCTGACGATGTATGTCGCGCGCCACGCATGGGCGAGCATAGCCCGGAGCAAGAACATACCGCTGTCGGTCATCAGCGAGGGAATGGGGCATGACAACGAGAACACAACGCGGATTTATCTCGCCTCGCTGGACACGGCAGTCGTGGACAAGGCGAACAGGCTTATCCTCAAAGCATTGGAATGATATGTAATCAGGGAAATTTGTTGAGCGAATCGTCTCCACTCTTGGCAAGAGTGGCACTTTCGGGACGCAAAATTAGTAAAAATATTGAAATCGAGCGAATTTTCCGACCTTGAAATTTGCAAACGCCTCCGGATTTGTTATGCGTGGAACCTGTGATGTTGAGCATTGAGTTCCTTTTCTTTTACTGAAACCATTGATTTACAATATATTGTTATTTCAACACCACTCTTGCCAAGAGAGGTGTCACGGAAGATATGGAAAACAGTTGAAATATCACCGTGGCATCACAGGCAAAGACAGGATTTTCATTCCCTGAGAAAAACGGGAAAAGTATAACGGCATAAAAGGATACAAAGGATATGACGAGGAAGCGAAGCGGAATACCGCCGGATTGTTGAGCAAAAACAAACCACTCTACGATAGAGTGGCATTTCAAGGCGCAAAATTAGTAAAAATATGGAAATCAAGCACTATGCTGACTGTTAATTTTTTACGTCCGATTAAAATTTAACGGGAACACTCAACAAATGTTGAGTAAAAATCAGGATAATAACATTGCTCTATCCCTGCATATCAAAACATTACAGTCTGCGTTGCGAGCAGACACCACTCTATCGTAGAGAGGTATCAAAAAATGGAGACTTTTACTACCGAAACGGCATATTTCGCCCGCATCGGAATGTCCGCCTTTGGTTAATAACCGTTGCGGAATTTTATTTAATTATAGTGATTAAACAACGTGATTATAAACGAGAACAGATATTAAACTGATTAGTTCATAAGGCAATGGTAGAACAGCAGATACATAATTATGCAGAAACCGCTCCATTACAAGAGCTGCCTGCGATAAACTCGCTTCCAACCCGAGAACGGAACTCTGCGGCGAAACGCAAATACGCCGCAGCAGTGGATATGTACACCTCTACCGACCTTTCAATCCGCCGCATTGCCAAAATTTGCAACGTCACCGAAGCCGGGCTGAGCGCACATATCGGTAGATACCACCGGAATTTGCTGTTCAGACGTTACGGATTATCGGTCAACGATGGGGATTTGCAGACTTTGAACGTTAAACCGCCCAAAGGTCAATCACCAATAACTTATATCAAATACAAGGACGCTATTGCGGCCTGTTCCGACCTTGCTTACATAGAATATACCATAGCACGTATAGCACACCTGTTTGGACTCAACGGAACCGGACTGGCTTCCCAGTTGCGTTTCCATTATCCTGATGTGATACCAATGCGCGAGAAGATGCGGCAGAATCTCGGTCTTGCCGACAATATCCATCGCGGAGTCTTGCCCTGTTGCGAAAAAGAATATCAAGATGCTGTGGCTATGTATCGGGACACCGATATGTCCTTGCCGGAAGTGGCGGAAACGTGCAACGTGTCGCCGGGTGGATTAAGCCAGCACCTGCGCTACTATCATCAGGATGTGATAGAAGCGAAAGCAAAAAAGCGCATCGCCTCGAAGCGGAAGACTGGCTCACGCAAGGTCGGAAAACTCGCCGGGAACGGCAACACCTACGGTCCTAAATCGGAAACCATAGCGAAGTATGCCGAAGCCCTTGAACTTTTCCGACATACGGGACTGACGATAAAAGAGATTGCAGTAACCGCAGGAGTGAGCGCGACCGGGTTCTCTGGCTATCTTCACCAATGGTATCGCGGTGACAAGATGATTCGGCGTGGCTACGAATGGGACGGCGAGAGCGAACCGGATTTGAAAGGCACGAAGCATTAT